ATTGAAGTTATTGCGCGGATCGTTGTCGATGTCAGGGGTTGGAATGGTCGGAGTCAGAAAACCAGCAACGCCTGTCAGGGCCAAACCAACGCCAATGTTGCCTACTGCAGCAGACGCTCCAACACCTCCTGAAAAACCACCTAGTCCAAAAGACAAAGACGCACCGCCGGTTGCGATAGCCGTGGCAATCAAGGCTGCACCAGCAATCGCCAGTAGCGCGTTTCTGAAAAAATTCGCGCCAGAGATGACTGGGATAATCCTGATTTCATCCTCACTCGACAACGGGTAGCCAAGCTGTTCAGGGTTTTGCCCTAGCTCCAGGCTGTACGCACCAGTTGAGACCGTGTAGTAGCCATCACGCATCAATGCACGCAGGCCAGGATAGTTAGACACCAAGAACCGCACAGCCTCGGCTGGTGTTCTTGCAAGCGCCTTGAAAGTTTTCTTGCCGCAGTGCTCAGCTAAATGCCCGTACACCTTGATTGTGCGAAGCATTGCTGATGGCCGCCATGCTCTTGCATTCTACCGACGCCTCAAGGGTCGATCTTGCACCAACTCTGATCTGACAGGCCATAGATAAACCATGGCAAACCGTACTGAGTGCAAGCCTTTTGGTCAGGTTCGCTTGCAATGGCAGGCGCACCAGGGTGGCTATGAACAACGGCTAAAACCGTGCCCGTGTCTTCTGCTGCTGCGTAGCCGAGCGGGTCAAGGATAAAAACATCGTCTTCATCACTCAAGTTTTTACAAGGCCAGTAGCGTTCAGCGCCATCAAGCAAAACCAGCAAGCCGCATGACTCTCGTGGTGTTTCTGCTTCTGCGTGACGAACAGCAGCCTGCTTCCAGTCTTCCGTCATCGGTTGACGCCAACAGACGGGAAGGAACCAAACGGGATTCCGCCGCTGTCATCGCCATTAGGAAAACGTAAACGGCAGTCACTAACTCGCTTACCGCAGGTGCCCGACACCTCTACTGGGGTTGATCCGCCTTGCACCACTTGTGGTTCTGACGTGATTGGTGGATTGCTAGATGACCAAACCACATCCGTACCATCAGAATCTTCAACCACTAAAACGCCATTGTTCTTCAGGCGCAGTTGCTTGTTCAAAAAGCCAGTTGCTGTGACCTTGTAACCAGCACCAGCCTCTTGCAGGGTGCCTTCTGTCGGGTGGTTGCTGCGGAATGGGTTGCCGCTAGTCAGCGTGAGCTTGGCAATCCAGTCTTCGTTGTTCTTCCAAAAGCCGGTTTGGCTGTTGATTGTGATGCCTGTGATCGTGTTCCAGCCAAACCCTGTGTAGTTGGTGTTGTCTTTTGAGTAATGATCCGCAGGCAAGGCAATAGAGGTCAGGTTGAAAGTGATGTTGACAGAACGGCTGCCGTACTCAGGATGCGTCTCGGTGAAATTTTTTGTCGCCGTTGTTGTTAAACCAGCTGAAGCAGGGCTGCTGCCTTTCAGCTCCCAAGTAAAGCCGCCTGAACGTCCTTGCTGCACGTCGGCTGGATACCACTGGTCAGTGCCATCAACGCTCAAACGAGTCAAAGACGAGATTTGACCAAGCTGATTGGTATCAATTCCAGTCCAAACAACAGAGCCGCCAGCGTAATCACTGCGGGCCACGTCGTCGTTGTATAAAACAAGATTGCCATCAGCCTGCATTACAAGCGAATAGCCATTTGCGTTTACGCCAATGTTTGTATTGGTTGCCCAGATTGCGCTGTCTGTGCTGCCGCCTGGTTTCTTGTAGATGACGAAATTGCCGTCCTTTTGCATCTTGGCGGTGAACCAGCCGTTCTGAGAAACCAATGCCTCGTTTTCGTTCAGCTGTGAACCCGCAACAAGCTTATCTGCGTTGGTTGAATAGCCAAAATTCGTAGCAGCCACTGATGTTTGCGGCGCACCCTGTGCCGTAAATTCTGTGCCCTGGTAGCCGCTGAACTGCGTTGCGTTGTAGCCGCACTCTTTGCCTTGGTACTCCCACTGGCAAAGGTTTTGCATGATTAGACGACGCGGTGCCTTTGTGTTCGCCATGTCAAAAGACGACACCAACTCAAACTCAACAAAGTCTCTGTTCTCGGCAACCTTGCGGTCGATGTAATACACCTCTTTTGGTAGCTGTGCTGAATCCGAGGAGTCTGGGTTGCCATAAGGGTTTACGCCGTCTTCCCAGTTATCGCTGTCAAGAAAACGGCTAAGAGTCCGGATCCTTGTAATCTGCGCTCCGTTCAGGTCGTTGCCTGGCGTGATTTGGTTGACGCCAAGCAACAAAGCTGTCATCTGACTGTTGAGGTTGGCAAAACGGATTGACGGCCTAGGCAACGTTCCATCACCTTTGAACTCAAATCCTGTCGCCTCTACAGGCAGCGGAATGTATGGAGTGCCCCCGTACTTAATAGAGAAAGCGTCAATGATGTCGTCCGAACCGGCAGGCAGAGTCGTTTTACGGTTACGGCCAGCGTGGAAGTAATACTCGCCAGCATCACCGTGCAGCTCCTGAAAAAGCTTTAGCTCAAACAGCTCAATAATTGCAAAAGGGCTTGAATTGAGAAGCTCCTCAAACGCAGTGCTCATGGCTCAATAACTTGCTGGAACGTTGCAGTGATCGTTGCCCTGTTCAAATACGGTATGGACTTGGACCAGTCTTGGCAAATCCACTTGTAGGTCTCCGTTTCATCTGGTGGCGACCATTCAAAGTGTTCCGCTCCAGCACGAGCTTCAAGAAAGGTCTCGATGGTGTCAGCATCAGTTTCAGACACCTCAAACTTCAAGCTCCAAGTCTTTAGGTCGGTATTCAATCCGAAGCGCAGGCGACTCGAATATCCGTCACCGAATTGCACGTTTCGCACAGTCGGCCTGCTGCGCTTGCTTGCCCCGTAAGTCGGGTTGATCGAAGGGAAAGTAGCCATCAGCGTGTAAGCAGACCACCAGGCCGCTTCTGTTTAATCAATTCTGCCTGCACTGCCTGCCCTATCAAGCGACCAAGCTGATCGGCGTTCCCTTGGTTGCCTTGAACCTCGGTGCCAGAAGCATCGACGTTGACGACCACGTTCATGTTTCCACTAATTGCAGAGTTCGGCGCAATACTGCCGGTGCGACCCGGCGTAAACAACTCAGGGCCACGCTCACCAACCATGTAAGAGCGCCCGCCTTGCACAGTGCCGCCATTTGCCCTTTTGGGGAATAAAGCGCCAAGAAGACCACCGCCGCCAAAACTTCCGACGCCTGCTGATATGAATTGACCGGCAAGCTGACGCAAGATGCCAGACAAGGATTCGCCTAGTGATTTGCTGCCATCAATTGCGCCCATGATCGCGCCAGTGATGCCCTGCTCAATCGTTTGAGCTATTCCGTCAAACGCAGTTTTTACCTTGTCAGAGGTTTGTCCTAGCTTCTCTGCGTTGCGGTCGGCTTCATTAAGTGCATCGGCAATTGCTTTGCCCGCAGCCGCTTGCGCATCAAGTTGGTCTTGAATGTTCCCGAAAACGCTTGCAGAGCCAGCTTCTGCTAAAGCCTTCGCCATTCCGGTAAGGCCAGTTTCCTCAGTGCCTTTGCCTCCGCCACCGCCCCTTCCTGACAATAACGTTGGCACTGTTTGTATTGTCGGCGCAGTAACTACTGGGCCTCTTGCACCTTCAACCCTACGCTGAACCTCTCTGTTAATTAAGTCATTTGTTATTTGGGAAACAACTGAAGAAGCTGATCCCTTATACGTTTTACCCAAGTGCCGGACAACAACCTCACCTGCACCAAAAGGCCCGCCAGGCATTGGCCCGGCAAACCTCATAACTTCTTGTTCAGCCTCTTGCTTAAACAGTTGTTTCTGCCGATCAGTTATCGAAGCAGCAGCAAAGGCTCGATTTATATTGTCAACGACATTTATAGCAAGCGTAAGGACGCCTTTTAAAGCGGGGCTTAGCTTCTCCCCAATTTTTTGCGCTATGCGCTCAATTCCGTCAACTAAAGTGCTGAACTTTCCTGCCAAAGTATCTGACTGAGCGATTGCACCATTCGCGTATTTACCGCCCGTTTCCGTAATGTTTTGCAGAGCCAAGTTGACGGCATCTGCGCTAATGCGGCCGCCCTCAAGAGCTTTGCGGAACTCATCCGCTGTTAGGCCATACATCTTCTGCAGCTCGTCTTGAAGGCTTACGCCACGCTCCTGCAGTTGCAGCAGCTCTTCACCCTGCAACCTGCCCTTTGCTTGGATCTGACCAAAGGCCGTAGCGATGCCGCCAAGGTCTGCCCCAGTTGCGCCAGCGACATCAGCTAACCGCTTCGTGACATCAACAACCTCTTCTGTTTGAAAGCCAAAGGCTTTGAGTCGTTTGGCCGTTTCGATCAACTCACCACTTGTGAATGGCGTGACAGCACCAAATTGCTGCAGCTCGGTGATGATGTTGCGAGCGTTGCCTAGCGAACCAGTAAGAACTTCGAGACTTTTTGTTTGGCGCTCAAGCTCTGCCGTTTTGAAAATAACGAACTTGCCTGCCTGAAAAACGCCAAAACCAGCAGCAAGACCACGAATCGCCTTGCCAAGGTTGTTGACTCCCTTGGATGCTTTATCTGCAGCCTTGCCCGTATCCCTTATCCCTTTGTTGGTCCTACGGATACTGTTCTGCGCTCCGTTGGCAGCCTTCTCTAGACGTTTAGTGCTGTTCGTAATCTTGCTGAGCTTGCCGCTGGCCTGATCGTTCAGCTTGATCAGCAGGGTTACGTCCTTTGCCACGGCTGCCTAGCAATAAGTCAATACTACCGCCGCCTTTGCTTTGCGCGCTGCATTGCCTCTTCCTCCATATCTGACTTCAACTCGTAGTACGCAGCAAAATGCACAAGCTCCGCATCGGTCAGTTCCGTGCGAAGCCTGCTGACTGTCATGCCTAACTCGCAGGCCAAGTGGAACTCAAAGAAGGTCCACTTGTCCTGCTTCAGTCGTTTTTTGCGTCTTCAAGGTCAGCATCTTCACCAAGGCCAAACAAGAACAGCTCGATCTCATTCAGCACAGATTCCGGTAGCTTGCGCTGAAGCTTGGTTGCATCAGCAGCGGCGAACGCCTTAGTGCCGTCTTCAAGCTCGGCAATCTGGCACAGCATGTTGGTGCTGATGTCCAAAGCTTCATCAGTACCCGCTAGCTGCTGTGCTTTCTTGCGGTCAGCGCGGGTGATGGGCTTGAAATACAGATCGACGATTTTTTCGCCTTCTGTGTTCTTCAGTTCAAACTTGCGGCGCTGGTTGAGGTCAAACGCCTCAACCAGCAGATCAACGGTGCGAGTTTGAGCAGGCATTTAGGCAACACATTTATCGCCCAAACTATAGCCCTTACTCAGTTGTGAGTAATCGTGCCGCTAGTAATGAAGCTGCAGCTAACAATCACAAGTTCACCAACGGTTGAAGTTATCTCCGCATCGGTGATGATTCCCGCAAAAGTAAACGACTTAGCGTCGTTAGTGCTGTCCTGCTTGAACAGCTCAAACGTAGCGTCCACAGCATCAGCAGTCTTCAACACGTCGTCGAAGAAAGTCTTCTGAGTAGCTTCGCCTTCGTTGAAGACCAGCTCAACAGTGCCGGAGCCGCTAATCATGCTGCCAACAAACGACCGGAAGGTGTCACCGTGGTCGGTAACGTCCAGCGTTTCTTTGGTAACTGACAGGCTCCAGCTGCGAGTACCAGCAACAGTGGCAAGAGTGCCGCTGCCGGTCTCAAATTCAACTGAGCCTTCTTCTCCGCGAAGGATTGCCATGGTCAGAGTTCCTCGATGAATTCAAAGGCCACACGGACCTGAGTTGCAAAGTAGCCCTCGGGAGCTGGTGTAGCCAGTGCCTCTGGACCAATGGGTGCGCCGAAGTAAACCCCCGACACGATCACCCTATTGTAAAGGTCACGAATGCGTTTACCAATCACATAATTTGCGCCAGGCCCAGCACCTTTTGGCGTGAACACGTTGAACAGAGCCAAGCCAGCAATGCGGTTGTAGCTGTTAGTTGTTGCGCCATGGCCCAAGTATTCATTGTTGCCAAAGGCCGTGA